TCTAGTCCTCTTTGAGTTGCCGAACCAACTCCTGAACTTGGGGGTTGGTCTGGAGAGCCACAATGAGCATGGCGTCGAAACGGGCTTGCAGATCGTCAGGGGGAGGAGCGGGCGGCTCGACGGCGTCTTGAGCCTTGATGATAGCGTCGCGATAGTCGTCCGCTATGGCCGCGATCTCTTTGGCGCGGTCGGTGCCGTTGATGATACGGCGCGCGTTCACGTAATCGCGTCGGCCGTCTGCAATATAGTCGGATAATTTCTTGCCTGTAAAAATACCCTTGGTCATGCCGTCGAACATTACAAAGAGCGATGTCGGCCATTCCAGCGCCTTCTCGGGCGTGTTGGCGATCTTGTAGCGCTCGTAATTGGCTTTCCACGTAAGCTGGACCAGCCCGCGCCCATAGTAGGGGAAATAGGGCTTCGACTTCAGATACGCCTGCGAGCCATACTCCTTGATCGGCTGCATCGTGTGCGCCGTCTCCCACTTGACCGTGGCGAGCATGTAGGCGAGCTGGTCGTCCGTGACGCCGCGATAGTTGTCGTCGCGGTAGTTGATGATGTTCTCCATCCCGACGACCTGATCCTGCGTCAGCCTGCCACCGAACAGGCTGTTGCGGACCTCGTCGAAGAAGACGGCCAGATTCATCGGTCAGCCTTTTTGGCGATCATGTCGCGGATCGTGTCGAGCTTGTTGAAGACTTGCGCGAGCGTGTTGTTGAACTCGTCGCGGGTCATATATCGCCCGGCGACCAGCACCTCGATCTCGCCGACCTTGTCAGCCAGATCCTTGTCAGCCTTTTGGAGTTCCTTCACAGAAACCCAAACGGTATTGAGGATCCAGCCGCCCATAGCGCCGATGACGGCCACGGCCACGTCAAAGAAGATCTGTGTTTCGCTCGTCATCGCTTCGCCATCGCGTTGACGCCCTGTGTCGCAATAGGAGCGGCCAGCGGCGCAAATTGAACTGAGAAAGGAACGGCTGTCGGCGCGCCGCGCGTCATAGCCGCTACGTTGGACGCCGCCCGCCGCGCCATGACATTGCGGACAGCGCGACCGCCCGCACCGGCTAGCGCTGCGCCTGTGGCCCCGTAGAGCGCGTAGGGGTCATCTTTGGAATATCCGTATCCACCTACAACGGCTTGCGTCATAAGCATACCCGGACTGCGAAAAGAGGGCGCGAATCCGCTCAAATACTTAGCTATCTTTGATTCTTCTTTACCTTCCGCAATGCGTCGAATCATTGCGCGCTCGTCTTCTGTGAAGCGCCGCATACGAGCTTCATTCTTAGCCAACGAACGGAACTGAGACTCAATGTTCTCGGCTGATCCGCCCGACAGATTGGCGCGGTCGATAAGCCGTTCAATCTCCGAACTTTTCGACATCATGCGGTAGTCACGGATACCGGACATGAGCGCGTCGGCGGCTTCCTGCCCCGCGCCTGACATACGCGCCGCGATGTTTGTATTCTTGTCGTTAGTGACAAACTCATCAAGTTTGTCTGTAAGAATACCCCCCAGCCGCCGCACATCTTTTTCGGCATCTTGCCGCAGTATGCCTAACGTCTCTCTCATATGATGCAGCCGCTCAATAGTCAGAGGCTGAGCGTCCAGATTTTCTAGTTTATTGATAGCGACTTTGACATCGGCGAACTTGCTAAAATCCGGGTCATAGCCTTTGAGCCCAGACGCTAGACCACTCTTAAATGTCTGATACGCCTGCGGGTCATATTGCACGCCCATAGTTGTGGCGCGTTCAAAGGACTCAGAAGCGCGCTGCTTCAAAGCCTCTGTCGTAGGCAATCCGCCCGTAAGACCCATAAGCCCGCGCTGCCCCGCCGCTGTCGCGGACTCGACGCCGCGCTGTAGCCCGGCTGCGCCGCGCGCACCGGCCAACCCGCCGACAAGGCTCGTCGCCAGCAGCGCGCGAGGATCTTCGACGCCCATCTGCTCGGCCCGAACCGGAGCGGCGGCTGCGCCTGCGCCAGCGCCCGCCTGCACAAGCGGGCGCTCGCCCATGGTGGCCATGACGTTACGCACGACGCCGGGGGCCGCGCGGCGCGCCAGCACGTTCGCTGCGCCCGCGCCCGTCAGTGCGCCCGCGCCACCTTCAGCGGCGGCGGCCAACAGCTCTTCAGCCTGCGTGCGGGGCTTGAATGATTCCGGCGTCAGATACTGGCGCGCAATGTCAGACGGCGTGCGGACCTGCGACGTGCCCATCTTGGGGGCGGCCAAATTGTAGAGCGTCGTCGCCAGATCCGCGACGCCGAGCGCAGCAGGAGCCGCGACAGCGCCGACCGGCCCTGCGACAAGGCCGCCCAAACCGGCTGCGGCAGCGATAGGCGCTACAGCGCCGCCCGCGACTTCCGCCGCGCGGCCCATAGTCAGACCTGTGTCCCACTGGACCTTGGACGGGTCAATAGTTTCGGTCCATTGGACTTTGGACGGATCAATCGGCATAGTCTATGGTTCCGTCACTATATTGCACCACAGGGCGGCCATTGTATGTCCCGCGTTTTACGATAGTTCGTTGCGTAGCCGCAGCGGCGGGGGCAGCCGGTGCGGGGGCCGCTTCTTCTTCAGGCAGTTTGACTTTTCCAGACCCGTAACGGGCTGACAAGTCACTTACAATAGCGCGGATAGATTCAATTGACATGGTAGGATCGCCGAGGCGCTCCAGAGCCATTTTCAACTCAAAATTAGAATCCAACTCTTTAGAGGTCTGACCTGTAGCTTCTTTAATATCCTGAAGAAGTTGCCCGCGCAGAGCGGAAATGCGATTGCGCACGTCTTGCGCTTTGGAGCCGCGCGCGCGCTCTACATCCTGACCGAGCGCCGTTCCTTTGAGGTAGGTTCCGATAGTCGATAGAGGACTAGCGGCAGCGGTCGCGCTGCTCACTATATCGCCAGACGCCGATAATTTTTCGTAGGACCCAAGCATCTTATCTAGCGTCTTATCAATGTTCGACTGGCCTTTAAGTTGTTTGCGAGTGCCAACCGTAGCAGCCGTAGCCGGCTGCGCTGGCTGCGGTGCGGACGGCGTCGGCAGAGCAGGCGCAGCCATCGCGTTCATAGGCGCAGCCGGGGGAGCCATCATATTGATTGGCGGCATGATCTCGGGGCCGCCCATGAACGACGGCGCGCCGCCAGCGGCGAAAGCCGGCACAGCGCGCGAGCCGGGCATAGCCGTGCCACGAGCGATATTGGCCTCTTGCATACGCCGCCCGGCGTTGACGCCTTTATTGTCGCCGGCCAGACTCTCGATAGCCCGCGCAATCGTCTCAGGGTTGCCTGACTGCACAGCCGGGACAATACGGCTGGGGACCGTGCCGTAGTTATAAGCGACCGAAGTCAACGCGGCGCGCGTATTCTCGGGCAGCGTAGACCAGACTTCTTCGCCGACCTTGGCCGCAGCCTTCGGGACAAACTCAGTCTGAATGCGCCGCTGAAGATCGCGCTCAGCATCCTCGGGCGACACGCGCATACCGGGCGTCACCTTCTGGACAGTGCCGTCCGGCAACGTCACGGTGTCGCTACCATACCCGGCACGATAGGCGTTCACGTCGTATTTCGGCTTCTCGATAAATCCTTCGCGCTCTTTAATAAGCGCCGTCGCCATGTCCTGACGCGGGCCGGGGATGGCCTCGGGCTGGATGATAGGGGCCGGTCTGAGACCCCTTGCGGTCTTCTGATATACTTCGCCGCCGGCTTCCATATAGTCGCCTTCAGGCTTCAGAAGACTCTGTTTCCAGTCGTCCGAATAGGTTTTGCCCTTGAACGCCGCAACGCCCTGCGGAAAGTCGCGCTCCATCATAGTCACAAAACTATCGAGCGACTTTTGGTCGTTGACGAAATTCTGGAACATATTCTTATAGAGGTCGATCTTGCCGGCCTGAATTTTCTGTTCCGCTTCCTGCTGCTGCGCGCCATATAGCCCCGCCTGACGCTGCGCTGCTTCAGCTTGGCGAAGTTCTCGCTGCGCAGCAATCTGCGCCTGAAGATCCTGCACGTCCATGCTTTGCGCCATACGCGCAAGCTGCGCCTGCTGGTATTCTTGCTGACGCAACTGAGCCATCATGTTAAGCGGATCTATGCCGCCGCCACTCATTTGGGGCACCATAGACGCAATGTCATATCGAACGGCCATTAGTCAGACCTCAAAGCTGCGGGCCGTAACCCATACCATAATTTCGGTTAAACGGCTGCGCCGTCGCCGGCCGCGCTTGACCATACATGCGGTCCATCATGCTATATGCCAGCGCGTTCTGCCCGACATTGCCCAGCGCCTGAGACAGCGCCGACGCGCCGCCCATATAGCCGGACGCGCGGGCTTGCGCGGCGTTCTCCAGCCCGGTCGCGAGCGCCTGCCCGCCGCCGGTCGCCAGATTGGCAAGCGGGACGGCGGAGCCCGTGGCGATATTCGCTAGACCGGTGCCGAGACCAGAATATACATTGGCGATGTTCTGGCCGCTGCCAAGAATATCCGCCGACAGCCCCGTGCCGAGCGCGCCGCGCAGCCCGGCAAGGTTTTGCCCAGTCGCACCCTGAATATTGCTGACATTCTGGCCCGTTGTGCCATAGACATTCGCAAGGTTAGCGCCTGTCTGGCCCAACACACCTGCGACGTTTTGCCCCTGCGCGCCGTATATGTTCGCAAGATTCTGCGCGCCGGTCCCGTAAATGTTTGCAAGATTAGCGCCGGTCTGAGACGCAAGCCCCGCACGGCCTGTAGCGCCGGTTTGCATGAGTCCGGCAGCTCCCGCGCCAAGACCGCCCGCAGCCTGCGTCATAACATTAGCCGCGCCCTGACCCGAGCCCGCAAGGCCCTGAAGGCCGGACAGCGCGGCCTGACGGTTGGCCATGAACCGCGCGTAAGCATTCTGGTATTCCTGACTGCCCGCTTCCTGTCCGTAGCGCGTCGCAGCTTTCAACGCCGCTCCAGATTGACGCATACCCGACGAGCCGAGCGTTGATTGCATCGCCCGCTCGCCCTCCGCCACACGGAACGCATAGCCGGGGTCCATCTGAAGCTCTTCGAGCGTCGGCTGACGCATAAACGAGCCATAGCCCGGCGCGTTGACATCGCCGCCAACGCCGTAGAGCGCCGCAAGCTGATTCTGCGCGCCTGCGCCCGTCGATACATATGGCTGCTGATAGCCGGCCTGCATTCCGAACGCGCCGCCCAGCGCGCCGAGACCGCCCATCTCGCCTGCGGTCAGCTCTCCCGCCGCGCGGCGTTCCGCGCCCGTGAGCGCGCCCGCGCCCTGCCCCATACCGCGCTGGATGGCTCCAGCGGCCTGACCCGCTCCACCGCGCAACGCCGCCAGTTGGCCGCCGGTAGCGCCCAAAAGCGCCTCCTGCTGGGACTGCTGCGCCGCCAGTAGCGGCATGATGGACGCCATGCGTCCGCGCTCCAGCTCGGCCGCAGCCTCCCCTGCGCCGGCCCGCCGCGCCTCTTCAGCGCGCGCGCTTGACGCTTGCAAGGCTTCAAGCGTCGGACCAACGGCCGATCTCAGGGCCTGTTCGCCGCCCGCCTTACCTTGAAGAATGTCAGCCCGAGCGCGCTCCTGCGCCTGCGCCTGAAGGACCGCGCCCAGCATAGCTGCCTGCGCCTGCGCGGCGGAAGCCTTACCTGAAGCGCGGGAGCCCAGAATGGACCCCAGACCGCTGGCGGCGGAGCTGCCGAGAAGGGCTATGGTAAAAGGGTCCATTGTTAGCTCCTGCCGATAAGCGGCGTGACGGGTTGCGATGATATAGCAACCACTTCATTACGGAAAGACTCGGTCGCGGCTGCGCCCTGACGGACTTCCTTTGCCACTTCAATCTGAAGCATAGGCATAGCCGTAATAGCGCACATCCATTCGTCTATTTCTTTGCCCGTATTGGGGTTTGTCCCGCGCAACAATGTAAACCACGCGCATTTTAATTGCACGCAGTCTTTTTTGATAAGCGGACAGAAGGTTCCGTTTTTGAGTTCCATTAGTCTTTCGTCGCTATGATTACGTCTACATACTGAACGGCGAGGTTTATGTTTGGCGCGGAGAAGCCGTGAGCATGACCGCCACCCCCACCTGTGTTGCCGATAGATGTAGAGGTAGAAGTTGTGGTTGTCGTTCCTACTGTTATGCCAGTCGTAGCCGATCCGGTAGTCCCTGCTGCGGTGCCCGCCGTTACAATAGGCACGCCGCCCAGAGACACTGCCGCCGCGCCTGTAGCGGGCGCGGTGTAGCTATGTGTATGGCCCGGATCCGTCACCGAACTGGTGCTGGAACTAGTGCTGGTGCTGGTGGCGCTATGATTATGCGACGGAATATCCGCCGTTGTCAGCGTATAGCTGGCGACTGTGCCGGTAACAGCCTGCGAAGCAAACGCCGTCGTGAACGCGACGCTGCCGCCTGACGAGGCTGAGCCTGACACGACGCGCAGTGCTTTATTGTCATGCGCCGTGGACTTAGTCCAGCCGGTCGGAGCTGAAGTCTGCACGAACAGCATGACGGTGCCGGCGGGAATATTCGCCCACGCGCCCGAGAACGTCGTGGCTGTGAGCGTGCCGACGACCGAACTGTTGCCGGTAATCGCCGCGCCGCCTGACGACACGGTCAATGTGCTGCTGACACCCAGCGTGCCCGTAACGGAGCTGTTGCCCGTAATACCCGCGCCGCCAGACGACACCGTAAGGCCGCCAGACGACACCGTGACGCCAGATTGAGCAGTCAGAACGCCTGTCGTGCCAAAAGTTCCGGTTACGGTGCTATTGCCTGTAATGGCCGCGCCGCCCGCCGATACGGTGAGGCCGCCGGACGATACGGTCAACGTGCTGCTAACGCCCAGCGTGCCAGTAACCGTGCTATTACCCGTCACGGCGACACCGCCAGACGATATGGTTATGCCCCCGGCAAAAGTTACGTTTCCGTTGCCCGCGACAGTAAACCGCGCGCTGCCATTGGTGCGCACGACAAAATTGCGGTTATCTTTTACGTCGAACGTGGAATTTGTGGCGTCAGCTTCGATGACTGTGCGCGACACGCCGGCCGAAGAAAACTGAATCTTACCATTATTGTCTATGTCCAGTGCCTCGGTCGGCGACACAGTTCCGAGGCCGAGAAGCCCTGCCGAGTTGATGATAAACGGTGTCGTGTCAGGATCCGCGCTGTCTTGCACGCGCAGAACTTCGCCCGTGCCGGTCTGGGTGATCTTCAGCGCAGGGCCGGACGAGTTAGTGGAAATCGTGACGTTGCCGGACAGAACCGGGGAGAGCGACGTTGTCGGAGCCGCGACGTAGTCAACCGTCCAGATCTCGACATCGTCGGCGTCAGCAAGTTTAAACTTATAGACCGATTCGCCGAGCCAGATATTGGCCTCGCCACGCGAGTCAAGGATAATGGGGTTACTGTTAGCCGTCGAACCGCTGGAGTCCGTATAGGTAGCCTGCGGCGTCGTCGTGCCCGCCTCATAAGTATAGACGCGCCCCCCGACCAGCGGCGCGCCGTCTGCGGTCAGGAACTGCGTTTTAGGCGTGGGAGTTACGACCGCCATTATGCACCTATGTTACAGGACACGGTCATAATGACCGAAGGGATTGCCGGGCAGAACGCCGTCGCGGGGTCTGCGAGGATCTGCACGTTTACATTGGATGTCGCCCACATAAGCTCAAAATAATCGGCTGTATTCATTCTTAGCACGAAATTCCACGCCGCGACATATTCTTCATTCGAGCCCTTCATGGTTATCCGCGTCGCCGAATCAGGCACATCAACGCCGTTTATGCGCGCCCATATATACACATTTTTGGTGCTTGCGTTTGTGCTGGAAAGTTGCAGCGAAAACTGAAAGTTATACGCGCCCGGCCGATCCACATAAAGCCGCGACGAGGGCGACCCCAAATAGACGCCAGCCGTAAGATCAGTATTATTAAACGTCACCGCGTAGGGCGTATCTGGCGACGCCGCAATCTGGTCGGTCGTGTCGAAAAACGTGCCATAGCGAAGCGACCCGCTACCCAGAATTGAGTATATATTATTAAGAAACCTATACCACTCACGGGATATGTAGCGCGTAAAACTATCCGAAATCGGAATACGCGCTGCCGGGATCTGTGTTATATTCTCAGGCATTTGTGGGGTCCATTATAAGTTCAGCCCCCATAATGGCTATCTTGACCGGATCGGTGCCTGAAATCTCATACACCCGGTCGCGCAATTTCAACGTCATGCCGAGACGCCGCCAGATCGTCCTGTAGCCATACTCGCCGATGCGGCCCATCGACTTCCAATGTTCATTCGACCATGTATGGCCACCGTCATCCGACCAGCGCAACATAACCTGCGGGTTAACACCCAGATCAATAGCGCCCGAAGCGATGATATAGTTATCATCCTCCGTCAGTAACTTCAGATCATCCTCGGTCGTTATATAGCGCCCGTCCAGATATAGAAAATCGTTACCTGTCAGACCCACGCCGGCTTCGCAGTCCAACTGAAGGCTGTGATGAGTCGTGCGCTTCAAATTATTCTGGCCCGTTGGCAGCGCGCGCCACGACCGAAGCCATTTCTGAACGGAGCCCGCTTCGGAATACGTTGTGAGATCATACGCATACAGGCCGCCCGCAACATAATCGCCAATGACGATTTCATTGTTGTAGTTCATCTGGCAGTTGCCGCGCTGCCGCGTAAACTCGTTGTTCTCCCATCCAGCGCGCTCGTGCCACGCGCCTGTGGCTACGTCATAGACCCATGTCGTATTCGCGGTCGGGAAGTTGAGAACATAGAACGCATGGCCGTCCTGTTGATACGTGTAAGCGACAGCGTCAGACAGTGTGGCGTATTGCTGGATCTGCCACTCAACCGCATGGGTCGAGACGCGCTCGCCGGAGTAGCCTTTGGATCGGTAGACGATACCGTTACCGCGCGCGTCGCGCCCGAGCCAGAACAGGCCATTGTCAAGCTTGGCGACCGAATAGGCGGCCAAACAGCCGATCTCGTTGAACGCGCCTTGGATGCGAGCGAGCGGAAAGTCAGGAAGCCCGGCGTTATACCAGACTTCAACCGTGTTGATGCCAAACAGCCAGACTTCGCGGTGATCGACGATCAACGTCACCAGATTATCCGGCGAACCTTCAGCGCTGGCGAAATCCAGAGCGTCAATAGACAGCCCGTTATAGGACGCAGTCACCCAGAATCGTTGGCTATTAGGCTCGTTAAATACGAAATACCCATCCAAAAAGCCGACGCCGACTGCGCCGGGGAAGTCCGGGTCTGTGATGTCACTGAAGAAAGGCGAGAAAGTCAGCGTTACGCCCGTGCCCGTCGCAGTAGCGTTTGCGGACAGGACAAACGTGGTGCTGTTCGTAATGCTGGACACCGTCGTCGACGCAGGGATGCCGATGCCTGAGACCGGCTGGCCTACCCAAATAGACGACGTATCGGCCACTGTCACATTGGCGCTTCCGCTGGTCGTATCTCCGGCGAGCGTAAAATCGCTGTTGTTGTATATGTAGCCGTTTGCGCCCGCCGCGATAAATAACTGAATGCCATTATCGACCATATTGACCTGACCGGTGCCCACTACCGTGCCGAGTTCGACGTAGGTCCAGTCTGTATTGATGCGGTATAGTTTGGTGCCGGCAACAGCATAGCCATAGTCGCCATACTGCCAAAGCCCGCGAACGGGGCCGGTCGGAAAAGTCGTAAGCAGACGAAGCCCCGGCGCGCGCTGAAGCCACGCAGGCTCTTTACCGTTCTCGGGAATAATCTCCGGGTAAAGATTAATCATCCGGTTATCAGCCGCGTTGGGGCTGCGCGTCTGATAACTAGAGCCAAGAATAGGCGTATGCATTAGTAATTCCCGGCGTAAATATTATAGCGCTGGCGCGTTCCAACAATGCTGTAAGGCATCGCCATAACGTCATCGGGGTTATTAATACGCTTCAGATTGCGCTTGCTATACATCGCGATCCGCTGCACCTGCGGCGATGGCTCGACGCCGAACTCAGGAGCCATTTCGCAAGCCAGATTATACCGGAACGCGCGCAGATAGCCCGGCGGAAACGTCAAGGGCGTAGCTAGTTCGGCGGGAGATGTCAGCTCCTGCACAGAAATGAAATGCCACTCCAATAGCCGTAGCGGCTTCGGGTAGATATACATTTCGATGTCAGGAAAGGTGTTGTTGACAAAGATGACCTGCGGATAGGTGCTGGTCACTGTCTTGACCGCAATACCGTTATATTGCTGCTGGTTGATGAATTTTATGCCGTAGGAGACGTTGGTCTGCGGGTCTCGAAAATAAGTCGAGTCGTCTAACAGGACAGGACGGTCGCCTACAAAATTGCCGGTCGGACCGAGCGTGCGAAACAGCTCGCCCGAGGGCCAGTTAAAAACTTGGTCCTGTGTCGAAAATACCGACAGCCGCTCGGTGTTCCACGAGTCGATCATCTGATTGAGCGCCGTCAACGCGTCCTGCGAGGTCTCGGCCGAGGGCGTTTCGCCCTCTGCGAGGACGCCCAACAGTCTCAGCGCTCCGTTGATCTGCTCGCCCGCTGTCGTCATCTGGATCGAACCTTTCCCAGCCGTTCTCTTCGTCGTAGGCGGCTTCCAAATCCATGGTAGCGACCTTCACCCCGTGCTTGGGGTGCCGCAGGTAAATTACAGCCATTTTACACCTATGGTAAGGGCCGAGCGGCCCGTAGGCCGCTCGTAGGATTGATTTAGGTGAGAACGGGGAATTCCCATTTGCCGGCCACCGAAGTGAACAGCTTGCCAGCGCCCGTGGCGTTGGTCGTCGTGGCCAGCGAGCCCGCCGGAGCGGTCGTGGTCGTGACGCCAGCCGTGATGGCCGTGGTCAGGAAGTATAGGCCGGCCGTCGCATTTGAGATGACCGGACCGCTCGTCGCCGTGGACGTGAACGTGCCAGAGGCCGTCGCGCCTGTGATCGTCGAGCCAGAGATGGAAGCGCCCGTGATCGTCGTGCCGGAGACAAGCTCCGGGTCCGAGAACGCGACGCCTACCGCTTTGGTATTAGGCATAGAGCCCTCCTTAGCCGATACGATAGATCGTGTAGGCGGCCGTGCCGGTGCGGCGGAAGCGGAAGCGAGCCGAAGCCGGGAACGTCGCCGTAGCGGAATCCGCAACGACCGCATTGCCGACAATGGTGTTGCCAGCGCCCGCACCAAACGTCACGTCGTTCGCCGCGTTGTCACCAAGGTTGATGACGACGACATCGAACGCCGAGTTCGTCTTGATGCTCGGGAACGCCGCGTCGATCAGCGCGCCGGTCGGGAACGTGTAGGTGCCCGCGTCCGTGCCGCCAGAGTCAACGGTGATGATGCCGTTGGCGAGATTGCCAACAGTAACCGTAACCGTCGCACCCGTCAGCGCGCTCGGGGCGGGCTGCGGGGTCATAAGCGGCTCGGTCAGCGCGCCAGCGCCGAGCTGGTAGCCGCCAACGGCGTTCGGGATAAGCGGCGTCGGGCCGAGAGTGTCGAGCGGATAAGCAGCGCTCTGCGTAATCGGGTCATAAGCAGCCATGGTTCAATGCTCCTGAATTAGAGAAAAAGACGGGGCCGAAGCCCCATCTGATTAGCCCCAAAGGCGAACCGCCATCTGCGGACGAATGACGCTGTAGCCATACAGAACGTCAATACGGCAGGGCAGTCGGTCGTTGTTGATGTCATACTGACGGACAACGCGGAGCGAGATACCATTGTGGACTTGACGCGAGGCCATGTCGACACCGTTCGGCATGAGCAAATCGGCCGTCGCAAACGCAATCGCGTCACGATGGTAGATCAGGTTCTGCGGATACTGGGTCGACGGCGAGCCGAGGAAGGTGACAGTCTTGCCGGACTGCGGCAGAGCGTCAACCGTCGCAAGAGCCTGCGAAGCCGAATACATCGCGTTGACCTTGATCGTCGCCGTGGTGGACGCCGTAACGTCCTCAAGGCAGACGAACTGGAACAGCGAGCCGGTGGACTCACGGGTCTGCGGGTTGACGGCGAAGCAGTCGGCAACCGTGAACACGTCGCCGGCCTTGACGACCGTCGAGCCGAGGCCCGTAACGACGATGCTGGTCGCGCCCTCCGACGTAACCGTAGCATTGACCGTCAGCGTGCCCGTGCGCGAGCCGGTCGTGAACTGCTTGATGGACTGCGACATATTCAGCTCGTCATAGCCGAGAATGCCTTCACCAAACATGCCGTTCTTGAACTGCTTCGAGATCGCCGAGACCGGGTTGAAGAGGCCCTTCATGCCTTCGATCAGCGCGGCGTTCGCAGCCGGGTTGACCGTCGCATAGCGGGGCGACATGACCGCAGCGTTCTCGTTGAGCTTCTGCTGAGCCTGAAGCAGAACGAGCGACGTGGCGGGCGTCGTGCCCGGCGTGCCGACCGAGTTGCCGATGTATTTGAAGGCGTTCGCAACGTCGGCGTCGATGGACGACGCGAGCTGCGAAATACGAGGCTTCAGAACACGCTCAGCAAAATCGTCGAGCTGCATGGTGAGTTCGGCGGTCGTGAAGTTGACGCCAATGTGCTTCTGGCTGGAAACCGCGAGCGTGGTATACTGCTCGTTATCGTCCTGCACCTGAAGCGCCGCGCCGTCCGTGACCAGCGCGCGGTCGGGCAGACGGATGCGGAGGGTCGAGCCGATCTTCGCGCCTTCAACGGCGAAAGAGTCGTCATATTGGCGGTTAACGGTGCGGGTAAGCACAAGGTTGTTTTCCAAGATCTCGAGTGCTTTTCTCGTGATCATGTCGATCGTAAGAAGTGAATTAGACATAACCTAGTCCTTTCAAAGACTTATCGTCGGTTCTGCGCTTCCCACTTCTTGATCTGCCGCTGACGTTCCGCTTCAATCCATTCCGACGTTGACATTTCCTTTATGGACCGGGGGTCCGTCGTGTCTCGTCTCGGGCCAGAGTTCGACCGGGTTGCCGTGACAGGCGCAAGAGGCGCTGGCGCGGTTGATGTTTTCTTGACCGGCGGATTGTCAACCAGTTTGGCCTCAATCTTACCGATCTCTTTTGCCTGCAAGACGGGCGGCAGACGGAATATACGGCTGGCTTCTTTTGGGTTGGATCCGAGAAAATAGATGACCTCGGGGCCAATATCAGAAGCCTGAATAGCTTGAGCCATAACGTCCGAGACGGGCAGGTTGGGGTTATACGCGACTTGCTCGAAGTCCTCGTATTTTTCCCTTACTTCCTCTTCACGGTCGCGATAGGACTCAATGATCTCGGCCTGTTGCCTTGCGGCCTCGCGCTTGGCCAACAATTCCTGAGCCTTCTGCTCAGCCAACGCTTCCGCGTATTGGTGAGCCGACTCGAAATCGTTGGGGTCCGCAGGAGGTGCGACAGGTTGTCTAACCTGCTGCTCCGCAAGCCGCTGGGCCTGCTCACGTTCCCATTTCCGCTGTTCTCTTGCAAGGCGCTTGCTTACAATGGCGTCCAGCTCTTCCTGAGTGAACGATTTTGTAGGCTGCTGTTCCTCCGGCGTCTCTACAACGGTTTCCGGTGCTGCCGTGGCTTCCGGTTCCGGCGCGGGGCTGATCTCCGCTACAGCCTGTTCGTCTTCTGTCATTTACCTAGCTTTCCGGCCAGTCGGTTAAACAAAGTTACTCGTTTTCTTCCTGAACGTCAACGAACTTGGCCATTTCCTGAATCTTGGCCACGAGCGGGAGTGCTTCGCTGGCGACAGCGAGGCCGCCCGCCTTTGTTGCTATGTCCAGCAAGTTCACGAGTTTCTGTAGCTCTTCGAGCGTAAATTTCACGGGTTGCTCCATGGAAGTGGTGGGCTAACAACCGGCGGATTGATCTGATTTTCAATCTGCTTGTCAAGCGCAGCCACCTGCGCAGCCAGCGTCTCAGGGCCAAACGCCTCTTCGAGCCACCCGACGACCTGATCGAATGTCAGATCTTCATACGGCGTGAAGGGTGCGTCAGGCGCGAGAGTGACGGACTGTGAGCCGTAGATGTCGGCGCTGTAGGTTCCGTCAGTCGCTTGGCGTCTCCAGTGGACGGTGAACACAACATCCGTGTGGTCGTCCTGTTGCGGGTAGCAGTCGAGTTGGGCGATTACCCATGTGTATGTGTTGCTCATGTTATACTTCCGCTAAGGTTAGTTCCACGACATGGACTGAGTAAGTTCCAGACGCCATAGCAAGTCTGAGTGTGCTTGATGACTGCGAATATGTTCGAGCGGCAGGGCTCCCGCTGGAGTTTAAAGAACTGATTGAATTGACTGTTCCCGAGCCAATCGACCATAGAACTAAATCGCAGAAACGATTTGTTCCATCGGTTCCAAAAACCAGAACCAAATTACACCACTCGTTAACGGCAGATATTACTGTTGCAGATGTAGAAACGCTTGTTGTTTTTCGGTTGCCAAATATCGTTTGCGAGCCACCGCGCAATGACAGTGGCCGATATGAGGTGTTATTAGCCGTGCCACTAAAAAGAGAAGTTAGCGCGCTCCCGACTTGGCTCGTCGTCCCAACCAGCAGGTTCCCGCTGCTGTCGATGCGGACCCGTTCTGTGTTTCCTGTTTGAAAAACAAGCGGGCGTCCGTCAACTACCGTTACGTTAAACGCTGTCGTGCTATCATATAGCTGAGAACCATTTGTATTTGACGTGTCTCTGATACGAATAGCGGCGGCCGATGTAGCTACAGTCAAAGAGTTACTAGGGCCGCTTGTGGAACCTATAAATAGGGTACCACTAGCATCAAAAACAGCCGTAGCCGAGCCAGCCGTATCAATATTACCGCTACCGATCCATAGCTTGCCGGTCCCATAAGCAATAATACTATCGCCAGCAGCAGTTCCGCTGAAGAATTGACTTGCAGATGCGGCTACACCGAGAGTGTAGGTTCTTGTGTCCCGCCCAAGATTAACAGAACACAATGATCCCGAAGCGCCGGATAAAAAGGTTGCCGTGGCATTTGATGTTAGGCCAACAACATTTAATTTAGCCCCCGGCGAACTTGTCCCGATACCGAAATTGCCGGATGCGTCGAGGCGCATACGCTCAATGTTGTTTGTTCGAAAAGCTAAAGGATTATTCGTCACGTTGCCAACAGTGACCGAATTGTCACTCAACGCAAAGAAAGTTCCAATGCGGACACCCGCAACCGATGTGTCAATAACGGAGCCCGCAGAGCTACCATTAACAGCCAGCGTGGTATACCCAGCGCCGTAAGACGTTGGTGACGAAGTTCCAATACCAAGATTTGTTCCGTTAAAGAATAAGTTCGCGCTATTCCCAAACGCGCTTGTCCCATCGCCATACGGTATGCGGCCAGCAGTCAGTGAGTTGAGCCCGGTGCCGCCGGACGCGACGCCGAGCGGCGACGAAAGGGTGAGGCTCGACGCCGACATCGCCCGCCCCGCCGTCACATCGGCGATAGACACCTTCTTGGTGGTGCCGGACTGGACGATAGGCAGGACTTCCGTGCCGCCAAGCGGAGTCGTGGCGGCAGGAAGAGCGGAGATCTTTACGTCGGCCATTTATCTATCCTCAGAAGGACGCAACGCGGTCCTGAAATGCCTTGATGCGGCTCTCCAACGCGACACGCTCGGCGTCGAGCTTGCCCTGCGCCTCAGCCATGCGAGCCTCACGGCCATTGACCGCGTCCTCACGGACCTTGACCGCTGCCTCGGCCGCTGCGACCGCCTGCTCGCGCGTCTTTACGACGCTCTCGAACGACTTCTCGCGCTTGGCTACGTCCTTGTCGCGCGCGTCGGCGTCAGCCTTCAGCTTACGCGCCTCGGATCGGTCAGCCTCTGCTTCCGACAGGATAGACGCCGCCTGTAGCTTGGCGTTCGCCAGCTCGACCTTGGCTTTCTCACGGTCAGCCAGCGCCGCCTCAGCCGCGCTCAGCGCGCCCTGCCGCTTGGCCAGCTCGTCCCGCAGTTCGGCCATTTTGGCCAAATCTTGCGGAAGCTGTTTCGTAAAATACTGGACGTAGTCCATGGTGGGGGCGTCGTTTGATACGTTCATAGCGGCCTCAGACGTAATAGCTAATGTTGAGCTTGGCGCTGGCTTCCTGCTCAATAAAACGGATCTTCGTCAGATCGCCGTCATACTGGAGCGTGACCCCGGCCGCGAGCGGCATACCGACAGTCGCGGTCGGCGCACCGCCGTCGTCCCGCCACCGAACGCCTTTAGACTCAGGCGTAATCAGCGCAAAGTTAGCCTTGGCGGTAAGCCCGGTCGACGGATCGCGGGTCGGAACGGTCAGGCCCGTAGAGGCGGAAAGCGTTCCAAGCTGCTGATACCCCAAGCATGAGGTAATCGCTTTCAGGGTA